ATGTTGGACACCATCACTCCTAGTACCCGCCGCGTGCTGATGATCGACCCTTGTGAGGAGTGCCGACAGCTATTGCCGCGCTTGCAGGCGAGCGGTTGGACTGTGGAAAGCCGCGAATCACGACAGGCCCAGGCCGGCGGTTATGACGTAGGCCTTTTATGCCTGCGCCATGAGCACCTGGATAACCCCGAACGCATCAAGACCCTGATCAGCAGCAGCGGCACCGAGTGGATCGGCCTGCTGGGGCCGGATATCGCGCCCCAGGAGCGGGTCGAGGATTTCGCCGGTGAGTGGTTCTTCGACACGCTGGAAATCCCGGTGGATTCCACCCGGTTGCAGGGGCTGCTCGGCCGCGCCTTCGGCATCGCCCGGTTGCGCGGGCTGGGCAGCCGCCAGGGCGCCGAGCACGAGCTGCTGGGGCAGAGCCGGCCGCTGCGTGACCTGCGCAAGCAACTGACCAAGTTCGGCCCGCTGGACAAGCCGGTGCTGATCCTCGGCGAGAGCGGCACCGGCAAGGAGCTGGTGGCGCGCACGCTGCACCGTTATTCGCGGCGCGTGGGCGGCCCCTTCGTGGCCTTCAACTGCGGGCTGCTGGACGAGGCCGGTTGCAGCGCCGCGCTGTTCGGCCCCAATGGGCGCCTGCAGGCGGCGAGCGGCGGCAGCCTGTTCCTCGATGCGGTGGGCGAGTTGCCCCTGGAGGTGCAGCGCACGCTGATGCACTGCCTGCGCACCCGCAAGCTGCCGCAGCCCCAAGGGCCGGCGCGCAGCCTGGACGTGCGCCTGCTGGCGGCTTCCGACCGCGATATCGAGCTGATGGCCGAGCAGGGGCGCTTCCTCCCCGAGCTTTACCAACTGCTGGCGGCGCATCAGGTGCGCCTCACGCCCCTGCGCCGGCGCCAGGGCGATATCGCGCTGTTGGCCAATTACTTCGCCGACCTTTACAGCCTGGAGTCCGGGCACAAGCCGCGGCAGTTCAGCGAAGAGGCGCTGACGGCGATGGTCCGCCATCACTGGCCGGGCAATGTGCGCGAGCTGGCCAGCCGGGTGCGGCGCGGCTATGCGCTGGCGGAGGGGGAGCAGATCGAGGCGGGGGAACTGGGCCTGCACAGCGTGCCGATGGACAGTGTGCTGATCGGCACCCTGGACGACTACAAGCGGCGGGCTGAATACCAGGCGCTGTGCGATGCGCTGGCGCGCTACGGCAACAACCTCAGCCTGGCGGCGCGGGTGCTGGGCATCTCGCGGCCGACCTTCTACCGGCTGCTGCACAAGCATCAGCTTCTATAAGGGGAGCGGTGGGTTTGCCTCCTGGCAAGGGGCTTGGCCAGACTTCGGGGTGTGGAAGCAGGGTGTGTTATGCGCACCTGTGAAGCCTGTCGGAAACACCGTGTGGAGGTGCGCACGGCACACCCTACGGCCGAACCCCGTGCATGGAGCCGAGCCCGCGCGCCGATGGGCTTTTGTAGGGTGTGCTGCGCGCACCGATCCCGCGCTCGGCCCGTCCGGCGAGCGCCGAAATGCTCCGTGCCGATCCGACCTTTGAGGCGCGCACACCCTACGGCACGCGTTCATCCTTCGAATGGTCACGACCTTTCCTCTTGGCAAGGGGGCTTGGCCAGACTTCGGGGTGTGGAAGTAGGGTGTGCTGCGCGCACCTGGGAGCCTACCGAAGGCACCGTGCGGAGGTGCGCACGGCACACCCTACGGCACGAGTTCGTCCTGCCGGGCTCTGAGGAGCCAATGACTCCTGGTCACGTCTCAAGCAAACGAAAAAGGCGCCGGGTAGGCGCCTTTTTCATGGGGTGGTATTCCGTGAGAGGGTGTGAGAAATACCACAGGGGGTAAGCGAGATAAATGTGGGATATAGGGGGAGGCGCGGGGATTTAGCGGGACGGGGATTGGAAAGGTGTTGCCGCAGGTGAAAGAACGACGGCCCGATGTTACAGGCCGTCGCCGAGGTCGAGTTTGCCCTGGTCGCGATCGAACTTCCGTTCCTGGACGCGCTTCAGCAGCTTATATATGGAGCTTGCCGTCAGGCCGTACTTCCTAGCGAGCATGTGGTGGTTCCGGCCGTTGAACTCGGCCAGGATCTGCAGATCTCGCTTGGTCACCTGGTGGCGGTAGTCAGCAGGGATATAGAGAGTGGCGCCCCGCCACTGGGTGGCGAGGTGGTCGGCTACCGCGCCCCCGGCCTGTTCGGCCAGGGACACCTCTACGCCATGCTCGATGAGCACCGTTGCCGTGTGGGCGGCGATGTCTTCCAGCAGCTCGTGGCGGGTCTCCGCCAGGATCGATCCCTGTTTCATAGTCCCCCCTTACCCGGCCTCTCGCGTGCAGATCACGGCGTTGAGTGCATCCACCAGCGCCTTGAGGATTGGACGTTGTCGCTTCCACCCCTTCGGTAGCTGTTCCAAACCCGCTACCTGTTCTGGATGCTCAATGCTTAGGCGCTGGCATAGGTGTTCCACCTCCGCGAGGAGTTGGCGCTTCTCCTGCTCCACATGCAGCGCCGCGAGCACGGATTGCACCTGGTCGGGCTTGTTGAGCCACGCGAATTTGCCGATGCGAAACATCCGAGTGGCGATCTTGTCCGCGTAGCTCCACGGCAGCTTCATGTCGGCCAGTTGCGCCTCCACTACCTTCGCTTCGGCGGGCATCTTCTCCAGGTTGTGTGGCTTGCCCTGGGCTCGCTTGCTGGGCGCAGGCTTCCACCCCAGCGTTTTCAGCTCCTGCAGGACGCGTTCGGCGGTCCTGACGTTCAGGTCCTTGGCGGATCGAACCCCCGCCACCCGGGCCAGCATCTTTCTATAGCTGTCGTCGTCCATATCCAGTTGCTGTCTAGCGATGTGGATCTTGCTAAGCACTGCGCGGGAAATGGTCATACGCGTTCACCCCTGCTACCAAGCGCTGCCAAGCGACGCTTGATCGCGGCGGCTTCCCGCTGCAGTTGCTTCAGCGCGCTATGGGTATTGACTGGTTTCACGCGCGGCGCGGGAATCGCCGCAATAAAAACCTCGGCAACTGCAGGCTCCGCCTCCAGCGGAGGGATCTCGGCCGGTTGCGGTTCGACCACCAGTTGCGGGGCTAGATGCTGAGGTTCCGGCACTTCGACCGGGGACGTCGCCGGTGCCAGCGGGCGCGGTTTGGTGGAGAACTTGCCCAGCTCGCCTTGCTCGATCGGGCGACGCAAGGTGTCGTAGGCCTTTATCTCTCCGCCCTTGGCCAGGAATGCCTCGATCTGCGCGTCCAGCGGGGCTTGTCGCTCCTGCGCCTTGGTCAGGTCCTTGGACGGCGCCTGATGGAAGGTTGGATGTCCCATCACTCCACCTCCCGGCTGACGATAAGCCAGCGGCTGGTGCCATTCGCATCCCCAGGCTTGGAGTCGATGCGCTCGACGTGATCGAGCTGCTCGCCGAACAGCTTGACGCCCAGGTGACGCGCGGCCTCTTTCTCCGAGTGGCTGCAGCTCGCGCGCTGGCCACGCACGGTGTTGGTCTGGTAGGTGCCCATGTAGTACCTGGTGGTGCATTCGAGGTTCCCCATGTCAGCCTCCCTGAGTCAGTCGGGCGACTGGTTGGTGGCCAATACCCTGGTGAAGCTGGGCACTCTTACCAGCTTGATAGCCAGCGACGCTGGCCCCTTCGTCGCGCCCCTTGAGCTTGCGGCGTTTCATCTTGGCCGTGCCCAGGTTCGGATAGTGCTTAGCCATGTAGGCCTGGATAGCTTCCGCGATGCTGTCTTCGACCCCCGCGAAGTCCTGCACCTTGAGGTACACGGCATCAATCCAGCCATGGGCAAAGGCGTCCCCCCGCGCGACCTTGGTCGACCGCTTGCAACGCTTCTGCGTGGCCAGGAAGTCTCTACGGGCTTTCTGAAGCTGGCGCTCCAGCACCTGGTACGCGTAGCCGGAGAGTTCCGGCGCCGCTCCACAGCCTACGAACTTGAACCAGGCCGGCTCTATCCAGTTCATCGTGATGATCATGTGCGTACCGAATGCGTCACCACAGACGCCAGCCAGGCGAGTCCGCCAGGCTGGCGGCTCACCGTCAGATCCAGCAGGCACTTTGGCTTCGCCGGCCATGCTGGCCAGGACGTCGCCCATCTCCAGGTTGTAGGACTCCATCAGCTTGTGAGCCTGACGGAGTGCGATCTCGGCCTCGTTGGGGTTCGAACCCTTGCCCTTAGCCATTTCCAGGCACTTCTTGATCTTGTCGAGGATGCGATCCTGGTTCATGTCACACCACCGCGATGTTGAGGTTTACGGGGACGTAGCGGTCGGAGTCGCCCTCACGCCGATACACGCGGACGTAGACCGCCTGGCCGTTGACCTGGATTGCGTCCTTCAACGCCTCCATGGCGGTCTTCCAGTCGACGTCGTCGATCTCCATGCGCAGCAGGCCGAGCACGTCGTTGGTCTTGATCTGGCCGTTGCGACCAGCGCTGAAGGCACGATCGACCAGGACGCGGAGGTGCTGGTTGGCACCCACGCTCCATTTGCGGATGCACTTGTCGATCAGCTCCTTGGCGGCGAGGATCTCCTCGGTGAAAGCAATTCGGTCGGCGACACAGCGCTCGACCTTGAACGCGCCGTCGTAGGTTGTGATCGAGGCGTTGCCTTTCTTGCCGCCCAGCGTGACGCCGTATTTCTCGGCGCAGATAGCGATCAGATCGTCGATGTCGCCCAGGGCCTTGCTCTTGAACTTGGCCAAAGCGGCACTCAGGTGCACAGCCTCCTCAGCCAGCTCACGCGCGACGCCATCGCGGAGCTTGTCGTGCTCTCGCACCTGGTGCTCGGGCACCAGGTGCCCTACGGCGTTCATGACGAAACCAAGAGGAATCAGGACGGGGGTGTTTTGGACGTCAGCCATGGCCTTGTTCCTCTGCTGCCTGAGCAAGTACTTCCGAGATCTCGGTGCTCAACTGTTGCGCGCCAACGCTCGCGGCACGGCCGACGTATGGCTGGGTCCGGCGCAGTAGGTGCACCAGTCGAGTCAGCTGCTCTGGCTTCTGTTCAGGAAGTGCCGCGAACAGGAACGTGCCGTCGTCATCGATCTGGAAGTCGGAGCTGAGCAGTGGAATCCGCTTCCCCTCTACCAGGACGAACAGCGGTACGTCCGGTGCCTCGCGTTCGAGGTGCCGAGCCACGGTTCCGAGGCGATGAGCTAGTTGCTGGGCGTTGAGGTGGAATGCGTAAGGCTTCTTCGCGTTGCTCATGGCTTGACCTCCCTGGCCGGGGTCAACCATGCGACCTTCACACCACGCAGCTTCACGCTGTTGATGAAATAGCCGTCCTTGGGGACCTTCCTAGGGCTGTGCCACTCCTTCTGGTACAGCTCCGCGAAACGGTCCGAGCTTTCAGCGGTGATGAACAGGGTGAGGTCCAGTACCACCTCCGTCCCGACCTGGATGCCGGCCGCACGCAGCTCGCGCCTCATGCTGTTGAAGACCTGCAGGGTCAGCGCCAGTTCGGGGGTCAGAACGCTGCAGGTGGGAGGGGTAGCTGCTACAGGCTCCGAGGCGGCTGCAGGCTTCGGCTGGGGGATTACGAGATGCAACATGTCACACCCCCTTCACGACGTCGGCGGTGACCACCGACTCGCCGATCTGAGTGGCCAGGTTCATCGCCGCCACCATCAGGTTGCCGATGGCCAGGGGGTAAAGGAGGCTGCGCCCATCGCGGCCAGCCGTAGCCAGTCGATCGATGATCGACTGCACGCCGCTGGCATCAATCACGTCCTCTAGCTGCTTGCCTTGTCGTGCCAGCCGGAACTTCAGGAACTCCTCCACGCGCGCTGCGCTTACAGGTTGCAGCTCGGCGATCTCGATGCGCTGAACCACTTCACGCACTTCGGCATTGCGCTCGGAGAGCCTTGCCAGCAGTTCCGGCTGCCCGATCAGGATGACATTGACCAGCTTGGTGAAGCCGCTTTCCAGCTCACGCAGGCGCTTCAGATGCTTGAGGGTCGAGGTCGGCAGGCTGTGCGCCTCCTCGATGATCACTACATGCCGGAACCCGCTTTCGTGGCTGTTCTTCAACGCCATATGCATCTGGCGGAAGCGCGCATCGGGATTCGACTTCGGCTTCACCGTGGGAATAACGGTTTCCACGATGGAATTGGCAATGTGCTCGGTACGCATCGCTTTACCCTTTTCCCCCTTGTCCTCCATGGCAAGGGTGTAGGGCTCGATGACCAACACCGGAGCGCCTTCCTTCTCCAGACGATTGACCAGATCACGACGCAGCGTGGACTTACCTGCCCCGGACTCCCCAACCACGGCCAGGAAGCCGTCGTGCCGCGCTACCTGGTACATCGACTCGCGGATGTAGCGGATATCGGGGTTGGCATACATGTCCTCCGGGCACGTCAGGTCTTCGAAGGGGTCGCGGAAAACAGCAAAGGCCCGTTTGGTGTCTATCTGCATCACCTGTTTGCGCAGTAGCATCGGTTCGCACTCCTGGTCATCTTTGGCTTTTTTGGTTGGGACTGCAGGGGCCGGAGTGTTGGCGCACTCCGGCTCCGCCTCTTCAAATGCGGTGTTCACCGCAAGCTCGTCAGCGTGGTGCTCCCGCAGGAACCTCACCACGCGGGCGCGCAGATCTGTTTGGTCAATGGTCTTGGGCCACTTCTGGTGCTTAATCAGCAGGGATACGGTTGCCGAGCTGAGTTCCAGGTCCTCGGCGAGGCTCGCCTGGGTCTTATTGATGCTGGTCAGTACCTCCTTGAGCTTCAGCATTACGAGTTACCTCCTACAACGCGCAGGCCCGGCCGGGCAGGCGTGCGCAACTGTTGGGTGATGGCGTCGAGCTGTTCTTCCGGCACGCCGTTGGGATAGGTCTGCTTGAGCCAGGACATGGAGTCAGCGGTCCAGGCATCACCCAGGCGCGCCCGCAGCTGCTTGGCGGCCTCGATGTGATTGAGCGGTGGGATCTCGACGGTGGGTGCCACCAGGTCGTGCTGGGTGCCCTTGCGCGGCATGAACGCCGGCAGGTCCGTGTCGTCGATGTGCTTGAACGGTTGGAGCTGGCCACCGAACGGGATGGCCTTCTTCTTGCGGGCCTCGTCGACCTCGGCGTCCGTCTCGGCGCCCATGGCCAGCCGCGAGGCTTCCTTGCGGGCCAGCTGCGCAGGCGTGTCGGCCTGGCGGCGGAATGCCTCGCCGATCACCGGTGCGTTGACGTCGAAGCCCAGCTCGTTGCGTTCCACGACCGGGACCACATAGAAGGTCTCGTGCCCATCGGCGCCGATGGCCACCACCTGGGCGGCGTCGCTGCGCCAGGGGTTGCGGGTAACCAAGACCTTGTCCTTGACCATCACGCCCGGTACCGACGAGACGTCGTACTGCTGGCCCTGGAAGCTCACACGCAGCTTCGGGCTCACCTGGCGGGTTTCCGGCTCCGCTACCGCCAGCTCGCGGCAGACCTCGACGCTGGGCGCCTTGATGAGCTGCTCCTGCAGGATGCTCATCCACAGCCCGGTGCGGGTCCGGCCGTGGCGGGAGTGCACGGCCGTCGCGTTGAAGTGGCTGCGCCACTTGCGCGCCATGTCGTTCAGCTCGGCGAGGTCGGCAACCGGCTGGAACCGTAGGCCCGACTCGAACTTCCGTTCGATGATGTTCCGGGCGTTCTCCACCTGGCCGGTGACGCGGGCCGCACCTGGTGCGTGGACGATGACCTCGATCCGTAGCGAACGGCACAGGTTGCGGGCCATGGCGGAAGTGTTCGCCGAGCCGGGGTCCATCATCAGGATGCGGGGCACGCCGTGCAGCATGTCGGCGCCGCCGCGCTCCTGCATGGCGCGGATCAGCACGTCGCAGAGGTTCTCGCCGCTCTCAGCGCCCATCACGTAGTCGACGTAGATCCAGGAGCTGGTGTGGTCGGTGATTTCATAGGACCAGACCCGATCGGCGGCGACGCGGGCCAGGTTCTTCGGCTTGTTCTTGTAGAACTCGGCGGAGTCCATCACCCGCAGGCCATTGGCGCGGGGATCGGGGCCGGGCTTCAGGTAGTAGAGGACGCACAGCGAGGCGTCGATCTGCCAGACGTGGTTCGGGTGCAGGCTGGCCAGCTCGGTGACCGGCGCCGGTGCCAGCAGCTGGTCGGGGTGCAGCCGGTAGGCATGCAGGGCGCGGCCGATGCTGCTGAGCGACAGCGGGCGGATCTCGCCGCTGCGCGGGTCGACGTGCTCGGCACGGACCATACCGCTGGCGCGCAGCGCCTCGACAGCATCGCCTAGGGAATAGAGCCGCTTCTCGTTGCGGCGCGCGGATTCCATGAGGGCGGCGCTGATGGTCAGCGCCTCCTCACGGGTCAGCGAGCTGGAGCCGGCATCGGAGCGGCGTTTTCGGGGGGCGGTGGCCACGGATACTTCCTCCAGTTTGCGGTAGACGGTGGCCAGGCTCAGACCCAGCTCGCGCGCCGCCGCCTCGCACAGCTGCACCCGCTGGCCGCGCTCTGCAGACTGCAGGGCGTGGTCCAGTGCAACGAGACGTTGAGTGATCACGGCGCTCATGGGGTCAGGCTCCCGCCGAGTCGAGAGGGAGCGTGTCGGGGTCGGAGTCCATCCATGCCGGTCGACCTTCCAGGGCCTTCGTGGGCAGGTGGAACTCCTCGCGCAGGGCGCCGATCATGGCTTCCAGCTGATGCAGCGCTCCGGCCATGAAGGCGTGATGGTCAACGCCATGCTCCTCGGCGTGCTCGGCCAGCTTGTTGAAGCCCTCTCGCAGGCGGCCGGTGATGCTCGCCTCCGACTCGAAGGCGATCTCGCTGACCTCCCGGCGCAACGACTGGGCGCGCTCGTCCGGCTTCATCGCCTGGACCTGGCGACGAGTCCGCTCCAGCTCCATGCGAGTGTCGTCGAGTTCGCCGGCCTTTTTGGCCATCAGCGCGCCCTGGGCCTCGTAGTCCGCCTGGGTGTCAGCAAGCTGCTGGGTGAGCTGCTCTTTCTCCTGGGTATGCCGGGCGATCAGCTCTTCGGCCAGGTACTCCACGGCCTCCTTGTTGCCCTGCTTGGCTGCCTCGATCAGCGCCGATTTCGCATCGTCAGGTAGGCGGCGCCATTGCCGGAGTTCGCGGTAGCCGATGCCCATGCGGGACATTGATTCAAGGGCGTCTTCACCGAACTGGCGCAGGTTCTTGATGTCCTCGTCTACCTGGTCTACGGAGCGACCAAGAAGCTGACAGAACTCCATCCAAGTCCCCTTGAGAGACTCCGGACTGTCCGGACTCTTCATCCCCGCTAGTGCCCGGTACAGCTTGTTTTCCTTGACGTGTGCCAACTTGGAAGTCCGGACGGTCCGGGAAAACTGCTCGAATGCTCCAGCCATTTGCGCCTGGCCGAGCAGTTGATTCATCAGGTCACGCTCATTTGCCAGCCCCTGGGCGATGGCGCCCAGGTTCTGTACGACATTCAGTGCTTCTTCGTTCAGCGGTGCGTCCTGCGCCAGGTCGACTGCTGGCTGTCCTTTGCGCGCCATCAGGCAACCCTCCGATCCGACTCGCCTGCCAACTGCTGTAGGCGAGCGATGGCGCTGGGTTTATCCCCGTTGCTCTCGATCAGCAGGTTGCGAAATTCGTTGTGAGCCCGCATGCGTCCAGCGAAGAAGGCATCGTCTTCGGGGGTGCCCGATGCGTAGGGGCTGGTGACGAGTGTTTCGTCAACGCGGTTCTGCAGCACCGCTGCGAGACCTTGATGGAAAGGCGTACTGCGCTTGGGCTCATGCTCAAGCAGTCGGGCTGCCAGCTTCAGGTAGTCCATGTGTCGCTCCTTATGGTCAGCGGCTGGCCCCTGCCAGCACGCGTTGGTTGATCTCGTTGATGCGGTTCTGCGCTCGGGCCATCTCCTCGGCGTGGGCCTGCGCGATCTGCAGGACCGAAACGCTCAGCGCGAAGCGGCCAGTGTCCAGCTGGACCGCCATCCCCTCGGCGATCAGCGTGTTGAGGTAGCGGTTGATGTTCGAAGGGCTCTCGCCCAAGGCGCGGGCCAGCTCGCCATTGGAGATGCCATTGAGGGACTGGCCACGCAAAGCCTTCAGCACCCGCAACACGCGGACGCCGGCCTCGGAGATGCGAGTCGGTGTGGTCATGCGCAGCGCTCCATCGGGACAACGACGAGGGCGCCGGAATGGTTGATGCCGGGCATGCCACCCAGGGCAGTTGCCAACTGCTCGTGCAGGCTCATGGCCTCTTCCCGCCAGCTTTCGGCGTTCTCTTCCATGCGGGCCAGTTCGGTGCGCAGGCGGGTGTTCTCTTCATCGAGGCGCGTCACCTCCTTGCAGAGTTGTTCCAGGGCGTGTTCGTCCAGGCGGCGCAACAGCGCCTGCAGGTTGATGGCCTTACTCATCGGAGCCTCCGAGTTCGAGCTGGGGTTGGATGTGCTGTGCGACGTTGTTGTGGTGCCAGCCCAGGCCTTCCATCGCGGTGCGAACGGCGGCAAGGACCTCGTCAGCGTCCATCTGGCCGTTGTGGAAGGACATCAGCGCACCGGTCGCGGTGAGCAGCAGCTGCTGCAGGTTCTGGATGTCCTGGCCGGTGCATTTCCGCCCGGTCGGGATATCGATGAGCAACTTGCCGGCCGCACCGGCGAGCCAGCGGGTCACGAAGTTGCAGCCACAGGCCGCTTCGTAGGCCGGGATCAGTACCGCCGGCATGCGCCCGGTGCTGAGCCACTTGTAGAGGGTGAAGCGGTCTGCCTGCCCCATCTGTTCCGAGATGCGATCGACCGAGAGATTCCGCTCGATGCGGGCGAACTCCTTGCACAGCTCCATGGCATCGCGCAGGGAGTTGGGCTGGAGGCTCTTCCAATTGCGACGCTTCATTGGCGGGCTCCTTCTAGAGCAGTCGCCAAACAAAAAAGGCGTTTGCTCCTAGGCAAAACCGTTTCAATTTCCACAATGGAATCAGGTACATTCGCTGGAAGGCACATTGCTATGACCGATCGGATTGAGGAGCTGAAGGCTCAGGTGAACGCTCTGGCACAGGCGTGGCTGTATCTGGCCGCGATGCTGGAAACTCAGGGTTGCCTTGAGCCTCAGCGGCTTGACCAGGCGCTGCGTGACGTGAGTTGGGCTGACGCGGCAGTGGATGAGGAAGGACAGCGGACGCTTGGCTGGCTGGCGGACCAACTCGAACGCGCTCGTCAGGCTCGCCGAGGACAGGGGCAACCTGCAGGAGGCCTAAGCGATTGCGCGCAGCTTCCAGCTTGACCCCGGACTGACGACCAGCACTGAGCAGCACCAGGCGATTGATGAGCTTCGCCTCGATATGCCCAACCTCAAGGTTGAGCGGAGCGATGTGGAGGTTCCGAGCAACGTCGGCGAGGTGCCAGGCGACGTCGAAGTCCGAACCAGGTGCGCATGCGATCAGGGCCTCAAGGGCGCCACGCCAGGCGTCGAGTGGATGGGGGGTTAGTACGACCTCTTCCAGGGCGAGCTGCGAATCGGACATGATCCAGGCCCTCACGCGGCTTGGGCTTTCAGGCCAAGCTTCACGGCAATCTCGTGGGCTTGCCCGTAGTGGCCTTTGGAGAACCCGTTGAGCACCTGGTAGACGGCGTTCGGCGGGAAGTTGTGGTCTTCGGCCCACTTGGTGACGGTGATGCCAGCGCTGCGAAAGCCTTGCTTCACCTGCTCTGCGGTCTTGGGTTTCTGCTGGGTGGCCATGGCTGTGGCTCCTCGGCGAATGTTTGAAGTTGTTGAAGGTTGTTTGTTTTTTGTAGGGCCAATGATGGTAACGAAATAGTTACCTGTCAATGGCTAATGGAGAGTTATTTGTGACCATTGGCGAGCGACTAAAAGAGGAACGCGAGCGGCTTGGGTTTGCCCAGCCAGCATTCGCGGGACTCGCGGAAACGACTAAGAAGAGCCAGATCGACTACGAGAAGGACTCGACTCAGCCCAAGGCCGGATACCTGGCTGCTATCGCTAAAGTGGGCGCAGACGTTCAGTACATCGTCACTGGGGTTCGCAGTTCAGCTGCACTCAGCTCTGATGAGGAACAGCTGCTGAGTCACTTCAGAGCTGCTCCAATTGCGGTCAAGGCCGCGATGATGGCGGTAGGTCAGGCAGGAACGGCACCCACAGGGCCGACACAGAGGATCAGGAAGGGCATAGGGCAACAGTTCAATGGACCAGTCGGGACGGTTACCACTGGCGATGTCGTGAACAAGGAGAAGTTGAAGGGATGAATCAGCAGCAGTTCCACGGAGCGGTTGAGCAGGTTGCAGCTGGAGATATCAAGAACTTCATCGAGGCGCCCAAGCCCGACAAAGAGCCCTTGGTCAAGGCGCAGCGCAAGCGCTTGAATGCGCTGGTCGCTGAGATTGCTGCCGAATGCTCTGTGGCCGGCCCGGCTCTTTGGCTTCAGGTGCTTCATCCCCAGCTGGGGGTCGATAGCATCAACGACATCACGCGCGATCAGTTCCAGGATGCGCTCGATGCATTGGATGCCTACCGACAAGAGCACCGTGATCTAGTAGCCCGACGGGGATTGATTGATCGAATCAGCAACGCTGTCCAGCGCAAAGGGATTGCAGCGGAAGTTGACCGCTTCTGCGTCCGAGAATTTGGCCAGCAGGATCTGAACTCGCTTGATCGGGGGCAGCTACAGAAAGCACTTGCCTTCGCTGATGATCATGCATCAGCGGTGTCACCCGTACAGGTGCAGTCCCCTCCTGCACGTCTAACGATCCAGCAGCTCGTTCTGAGCTACCCGGCCCACGCAGGAAGCATCGCTGTGTTGGGCTTCATCATGGGAAAAATTTTCTGAGAGGAACGCAAATGAAAGGACTCTTCGCCATCGCTGCAGCACTTGCCTTGCTCGTCGGATGTGCCAGCTCAGGGAAAAGCTTCAAGGAAGAAAACCTCGCGCAGTTCGAACCTGGAAAAACCACGTTCAAGGAAGCTGAGGCGCTTTTGGGGGCTCCGGCTGAGCAGGTAGTCGCTGCTCAGAATGGTGCGTCAGTCGCGTACTGGCGCCACATCACGGCGAACGGGGTGACTGGTGCCTCTGGCATTAAGCAGGTCGGTTTGCTCTTCTCGGCCGACGGCAGGTTTCTGCAGCTATTTCAGTACAACGGCATCACATTGCCGGAAAAAGACCGCCAACGTCTGATTAACGGGCCTGACAGCTACTACCAACAATAGAGAAATCGTCATGGATCAGCTCATCACCTTCTGCAAGGAAAACAGCTCTTGGCTATTTGGTAGTGGAGGGGCGATCGTAACGTTGTTCGCAGTTTGGAAACTCCTTCTGCAAAAGCCGTCCATTCAGCAAACGCAGATTGTTAATGGCAAAGGCGAAGGCTATCAGGCCGGTACCAAGTTGGAGGTACACAAAGAGGAGAGCAGAGAGTGATGGGGCCAAAGCAGGATCAGAAAGTAGACGGCGGTGGAACGGCAATTCAGGCGACCGGCGACGTGCACGTGGAGCATCACTACCACGGGCTGCCCCTCAGCGAGGTCCGTGAGCTGACAGAGTTGTTTCTTCAAAGGCAGCTTCCAGCCCTTAGGGCTGAAGCGATGAAGGTCATGGAAGAAAACACACAGAAATTTGTTGAGCTTGTGGCGGCTAGGCTTGCGGTGAATGAAAAAGTTACTCAAGAAGCATTCTCGAAGCCGGATGCTCAAGTCAGCTTCAACGAAGCCCTGAAAGGCAGTGCGGAGAAAGGCGATCAGATTGACCTAGACATGCTGGCTGACATGGTCATAGGGCGTCTCGAAGCAGATGCCGAGCCTATGCTCAAACTGGTGTACGAGGATGCGATCAGGGTGCTACCGCGTTTGACTGGTGCTCAAGTTGCGTTTCTCGGTTATGTCGCCTGGATGCGATATGTTACTCATGTCGGCATCACGGAAATTGGGGCTTTAGAGAACTTCACCACCCAAGCATTCGCGGTAGTCGAAGATGGCTTGCGTCTTTCAGTTGGCAGTAGGGAGTACTTGGTAAGCTTGGGACTAATCACCATCAATCATGTGGCAGATGCTGATAACAGTCTCCCCCTCTTGCGTGACAAGTACCCTTTCCTGCCGCAAACGAAAGACGAAATAGCCCAAAGAATGCCGGCAATGCTCAGATTCATTGACCCTTGGTCAGAGCTCAGTACCTCTATGTGTTTCCTCAGCGCCACAGGCAAGCTCATTGGCTTACTAATCCTGCAAAAGGCATATGGAAAGTTCGATCTAAGCAAGTTCATTAACTGATTTTCGCTTCTTCCAAAATACTTCCCTCGCTCCCGTGGTGATGATCGTTCCACCTGCACTCGCAGGCAGGAACGACAGCCAGGCCAAGGATGGCCACCCACGGAGAGCATCATTCATGTCCCGCCCCCCGCGTTTTCGCCGGCACATCCCACGCATGTCGGCCTTCACCATCATCACCCTGATCCTGCTGCTGATCCTCGCCACGGTTCGCCCCGAGCAGCTCCAGGTCGTCGTCTACAAGGCCGGCCTGGTCACCCTGGGCGCTGTCCTGGGCTACTGGATCGACCGCTCCCTGTTTTTGGTGGATGCCCGCCCCGGCGAGTGCAACGTCCCCATGCGCATCGTGGGCTCTTGGATACGCCGTGCGCTGATCGTGATGGCGTGCATCCTCGGCCTGACCCTGGGGCTCTGACATGCGCGTCCTGTCGATTGGAGTCCTGGGCGTCGCACTGATCGGGGTGGCGATGGCGCACGCCGCTGACCAGATCCCCCGCGACGCCGAGCAGTACCGCCGCACCCTGGTGCGTGCCGCCCACCTCGAATGGGGCCTCGATGCACCCATCGCCACGCTGGCTGGCCAGGTCCACCAGGAGAGCCGCTGGCGCCATAACGCCCGCTCCCCGGTCGGCGCCGAGGGCCTCGCCCAGTTCATGCCGGCGACGTCCGCCTGGATGGCCGAGCTGTACCCTGAAGCCCTCGGGCCGGCTCAGCCGTTCAACCCGGGTTGGGCCCTGCGCGCGATGGTCGCCTACGACCGCTGGCTCTACACACGAAACCAGGCCTCCAGCGACTGTGATCGCTGGGCATTCGTCCTGTCCGCCTACAACGGCGGCCAGGGGTGGGTAATCCGCGATCGCTCACTGGCCTCGGCTCAGGGGGCCGACAAGCTGGCCTGGTTCGGTGCCGTAGAGCGGTTCAATGCGGGCCGCTCCTCCGCCAACTTCCGCGAGAACCGCAACTACCCCCGCTTCATCCTGCTGCGCTGGGAGCCGATGTACTCCGCTGCAGGCTGGGGCATTGGCGCCTGTGCTGGGAGGTCCAGCCATGATCCGCACCACGCTACTGCTGTCCCTGGCGACGCTACTGGCGACGCCGGCCTCCTCAACGAAAGCCTCGTCCCTCAACTGGTTCAGCGAGGCAGAGCTGTACTGCTCGCACCTCCCCCGCGATCGCCCCAGCTCGGTTCCGCGCCGGTACCGGCCGCCTCGCAAGTACCGGAAGCGCTGAAATGCTAGGCCTGGTCCTGGAACGCCTGCGCCGCAACCTGGTGGTGATCGTCCTGTTCGTGTGGGCCATTACCGTTCTGTTCGCCTTCTCGAAGGGCAAGACGGAAGGCAGGACGGCCGAGGCGGCGCGCGGCGTGGCCGTCATCGCCCAGGTGAACCAGGCACACGCCGAGGCGCGCGCCCAGGTCTCGGCCGAGGCCCTGGTGCGCTACCGCCAACAGGTCGCCCGGGCCAACCAGGCCGAGGAAGTCCTGCTCAACGCCCAGGACCAGATCGCAGCCCTTATGAGCCAACTCTCGGAGCGAATCACCCATGTCTCGACTCAATACCGCCCCATGCCGGGCGCTGCCGCTGTGCCTGCTCCTCGCTTCCTGGTCACTTGTGGCTGGCTGCGCGACTACAACCTCGCCCTCGGAGCCGGTGTGCCCGCCCCAGCCGCATGCCGCGCCACCTCCGGCGCTGATGAAGCGGCCTGGCCCGCCCCCGGGGCTGATGCCGAACTACTGGAGAGTGGGGTCAGCGCCGCTGACATCCTGGCCCATGCCCGCGACTACGGCGCTTGGTCCCTCACCAACCTGGCGCATCTGAACGCGCTGATTGATCTGCAAAAGGAAACCCCTTGATGGATTTCGACACGCTCCTCCGTGGCGGCCAGTTCTTACTCACCGTCCTGGTGGGCATGTTCTCCATGTCCTCGGCTCGTAAGGCCTCATCGAAAGCTGATGCGCGGGCCCTGGAGGAACGGCTGAACAAGCAGGACTCCAGAATCACGATCCTGGAGCAGCAGATCGCTCACCTTCCCGACAGCCAGCTGGTGGCTGAGCTAGCTGGAGACATGAAAGCGATCAAAGCGGAGCTGGAGGGGGTAGCCCGCAGTCTCGACCCTTTGACCCGATCCGTTGACCGGATCAACGACTACCTGCTGAACGCGAGGGCCTGATGAGCAAATACGCGGATTTTCTGAGCGAGGATCGCCGCCTAGTGATCCTGCGCGTCCTGGACGAGATGCCTGGCTACCGGGCCAACAGCTCGGTGCTGCACACCTTGCTCCAGCAATGGGGGCATGAGCCGAGCCGCGACCTAGTCAAGACCGAGCTGCGTTGGCTGCAGGAGCAGCAGCTGGTCACCATCGACGAGGTTGATGGCGGCTCCGTGCTGCTGGCCAAGCTCACCGAGCGTGGCAGCGATGTCGTCGCCGGCCGGGCGCGCGTTGATGGCGTCAAGCGCCCGGGGGCCTGACATGGGGCGCAAGTCCAGCATCGAGAAGCTCGACCCGGAGGTGCGTTCGCACATTGAGCGCCGCCTGCGAGAAAACCGCCTCACCTTGGACGAGTTGATCCAGGACCTGAAGACGGCCTTCCCATCCGAGGAGCGCCCCAGCCGTTCGGCGATCGGGCGTTACCGGCAGAGCTTCGACGAGATGGCCAAGCGGGTGCGTGAGCAGCAGGCCATGGCGCAGCTCCTGGTCGAGGAACTGGGGGAAAACCCTGACGACCGCGCCGGCGCGCTGATGGTCCAGTCCATCACCACCCTCACCACTCACGCCGCCATGGGCGCCCAGGTGGACGATGAGACCACCGTCGATGACGTGCGCAAGCTGGCCCGGGCTGCCAAGGACGTCCTGCAGGCGCGCAAGGTGAGCCGGGAGGAACGGCGTCAGATCGAGCGCGAGGCGCGCGAGAAACTGATCCAGGAGCAGGAACAGCGCCTGGAAGAGATGCGCGGTAGTGATGGCATGAGCGAGCAGCTCGAAAACAAGATCCGCGACATCCTGCTGGGTAAAGCCTCGTGAAGAACGCAGCAGCTCCCTCGAAGCCCCTCACGGCCACCAGTGCGCCCCGGAAGATCGATCTGGCCGTGGAGATGGCGCTGCACGGCGTCGAGGTGCCCCAAGAGATATCCGAGGCACAGCCGGCCAACGAGGCCGTGTTCCTGCCGTACCAGCAGCGCTGGTTCGAGGACCAGAGCCCGATCATGATCGCGGAGAAATCCCGCCGTACCGGTCTAACCTGGGCCGAGGCTGGGCGCAACGTGATCAACGCCGCCAAGCCCCGCAAACGGGGCGGCTGTAACACCTTCTATGTGGGCAGCAAGCAGGAGATGGCGCTGGAATACATCGCCGCCTGTGCGCTGTTCGCTCGTGCCTTCAACCAGCTGGCCGAGGCCGACGTCTACGAGCAAACGTTCTGGGACGAGGGCAAGAAGGAGGAGATCCTCACCTACATGATCCGCTTCCCGAACTCGGGACGGAAAATTCAGGCGCTGAGCAGCCGGCCCAGTAACTTGCGCGGCCTGCAGGGCGATGTCGTGATCGACGAGGCAGCCTTCCACGAGTCCCTGGAGGAGCTGCTCAAGGCCGCCTTGGCGCTCACCATGTGGGGCAACAAGGTCCGTCTTATCAGTACTCACAACGGCGTGGACAACGCCTTCAACACGTACATCCAGGACGCCCGCGAGGGTCGCAAGGAGTACAGCGTCCACTCCATCAGCCTGGACCAGGCGATCGCCGAGGGGCTGTACCGGCGAATCTGCTACGTCACCGGGCAGACCTGGACGCCGGAGGCCGAGAAGACGTGGCGCGATGGCCTCTACAAGAACGCCCCCAACATCGAGTCGGCCGACGAGGAGTACGGCTGCGTCCCGAAGAAATCCGGTGGCGCCTACCTGTCCCGCGTGCTCATCGAGCAGGCAATGGTGGCGGACCACTCCATCCGCATCTATCGCTACACAGCGCCAACGGGCTTCGAGAGCTGGACGCCGGAGATGCGCGTGGCCGAGATCCGCGCCTTCTGCGAAGAGCACCTGGCGCCCGAGCTGAAGCGTCTCAGCGACCAGAACACCCATACCTTCGGCGAAGACTTCGCCCGGCGCGGCGACCTCACCGTCTTCACGCCCTTGGCCACGTCGCCGACGCTGCGTAAGCGTGTTCCGTTCCAGGTCGAGCTGCGGAACCTCACCTATGAAGCGCAGCGCGACATCATGTTCTTCATCTGCGATCGCCTGCCACGTCTGCGCGGCCTGGCGTTCGACGCCACCGGCAACGGCGGCTACCTGGCCGAACAGGCCGCGCTGAGATACGGCGCCGGCATGGTCGACCAGGTGAATCTGAACCTCGCCTGGTACGCCCTGTGGATGCCGAAGCTGAAGGGTGAATTCGAGGCGTTCAACCTGGAGATTCCGCGCCACCAGACCCAGCTGGACGATCTGCTGTCGATCGTGGTCGAGAAAGGCGTCCCGGTGATCGACAAGGGTCGCACCAAGGACCTGGAGACGGCCGGCGGTAAGGGCAAGCGCCACGGTGACAGCGCCGTTTCATTGGTCATGGCTGTCCGCGCCACCTACATGTCCGGCGGTGAAATCGATTTCACGGCTCTGCCTCGCCATAGCCGCGGCTACGACAACGTCCAGGGCCAGAACAACGACACTGACATCGACTTACCGGAGCCCTCCGCATGGTGACCCCGTCCCGAATCGTTGGCCTCGATGGCCGACCGCTGCAGCTCAGCGAGATCCGTGAGCCCCAGACCGCCCACCTCACCAGCCTCCATCATGAGGTCGCCGGTCACCCCTCGCGCGGCCTGACGCCGTCCAAACTGGCCGCGATCCTGGATGCGGCCGAGTACGGCGACATCGTCGCCCAGTGCGAGCTGTACGAGGACATGGAAGAGAAGGACGGCCACATCTACGCCGAGATGTCGAAGCGCCGCCGAGCGGTCGCCCAGCTGGACTGGAACATCGTGCCGCCCGACAACGCTACGGCGAAGGAGAAGGCCGCCGCCGACACGCTGTTCCAGCTGATGCAGGGCCTGGATGACTTCGAGGAGGTGCTGTTCGACACCACCGACGCGATCGGCAAGGGCTTCAGCTGCCAGGAGTTCGATGGCTGGCAGCGCAACGACGGCGCCTGGCTACCGAAGGCGATCACCCATCGCCCCCAGTCCTGGTTCCAGCTCCCCCGTGGCCAGCGCCAGGAGATCCGCCTCCGTGGTGCCATGGATGGAATCCCTCTGCAGCAGCTCACCTGGATCACCCATGTCCATAAAGCCAAAAGCGGGTACCTGGAGCGCGGCGGGCTGTTTCGCGTCCTGGTCTGGCCCTACCTGTTCAAGAACTACTCCGTTGGCGACCTGGCCGAGTTCCTGGAGATCTACGGCATCCCCATGCGCGTGGGCAGGTACCCGACCGGTGCCACCGAGAAGGAGAAGCTGACGCTGCTGCGCGCCCTGGCCGCGCTGGGCCATAACGCCGCCGGCATCATCCCGAACGGGATGGAGTTGGAGTTCCTCAACGCCGCTCAGGGCGACCCGAAGGCGTTCCAGCTGATGATGGACTGGTGCGAGCGCACCCAGTCCAAGGCGATCCTCGGCGGCACACTCACCAGCCAAGCCGATGGCAAGAGCAGCACCAACGCGCTGGGCAACGTGCACAACGAGGTCCGCAAGGACCTGCGAGACGGCGACGCCAAGATGGTGGCCAAGACCATTAGCCGCGACCTGGTCTTCCCGATTGCCGTCATGAACGGCCTGGCCGTCAGTTGGGCGCGCTGCCCGCGCCTGGTCTTCGATACCCAGGAGCCGGAGGACCTGGCCGCCTACGCCACGGCGCTGCCGCCCCTGGTGAAGCTCGGTTTCAGAATCCCCAGGTCCTGGGCCCAGCAGCGCCTGGCGATCCCAGAGCCTGCGGAGGGCGAGGAAGTGCTTGCGGACGTGGCCGAGCCGATTACCCAGCCAGCTGCTACGGAACCTGATCGCGCGGTGGCCACCGCGCAGGTGAAGCAGCCGACCACCGCTGCGGACCAGCTGGACGACGTGCTGCGCCCGGCCACCGATCAGTGGATCACACGCATCCGCGACCTGGTGCAGAACGCTGCGTCCCTGGATGAGATCCGCGACGGCCTGGAGCAGCTGCTGCCCGACATGAGCCTGGAGCAGTATGCGGACGCCATGGCACAGGCTCTGGCCGCTGCCGCCTTGCAGGGCCGGACCGAGATCCTGCAGGAGGTCGCCCGTGGCGCTTAGTGCGACCTCGCTGCCGTTCGCCGAGCAGAACCAGTTCTTCCGGCGCAAGCTGAACCTGCCCACCAACGCCTGGACGGATATCTACACCCGCGAGCACGACTACGCCTTTGTGGTCGCGGGCGCCAACCGAGACGACCTGGTGCAGGACTTCCGCCAGGCGGTCGAGAAGGCGATCGTCGACGGCACCACCCTTGAGGAGTTCCGCAGGGACTTCGACCGCATCGTCGCCAAGTACGGCTGGAGCTACCGTGGCGGCCGCAACTGGCGCAGCCGGGTGATCTACGAGACCAACATGCGCAGCAGCTACATGGCGGGGCGCTATGAGCAGCTCATCGCCGTGCGCGAGGAACGCCCGTACTGGCAGTACCTCCACAGCGACACCGTCGAGCACCCGCGCGAAGAGCACCTGGCCTGGAACGGCATGGTGCTGCGCTGGGATGACCCTTGGTGGCAGTACCACTTCCCGATCAACGCCTGGGGCTGCCAGTGCAGCGTTCGCGCGCTCAGTGAGAATGACCTGCAGCGCATGGGCAAGTCAGGCCCGGACCAGGCGCCACCGATCATCTGGCAGACGCGCACCATCGGCCAGAACAGCCCGGACGGCCCGCGTGTGGTGCAGGTGCCGCTGGGCGTCGACCCGGGTTTCGAGTACTTGCCCGGCCAAGCCAGGCTCGACAGCGCGATACCGCACCCCCGCGACAGCGGTCCCACGCCACCCGCACCGCCTGCACCTGGACTACCTAACAGGTTGCCGGCCGATCCACTGCCGGCACCGCGCCCGGTACCTGCCAGCCAGCTGCTGCCCGAGGATGTAACCGATGCCACCGCTGTGCAGCGCTTCCTGCAACCCCTGGGCGCCACGCTGGAACAGCCTGCGGTGTTCCAGGACGTGGTCGGCCAGCGCCTGATGATTGGCCGCGAGATGTTCATCAGCCCGGCCAGCGGCGAGTTGGTGGTGCAACAGCCCGGGCTGGCGAAGAAATGGCTGCTGCTGGCGGCCGAGACATTGCGCCGCCCCGCCGAGGTGTGGGTGCGCCTGGACTGGGTGGAGTCCCTGAAGAAGGCCGTTGTCCGGCGGCGGTACCTGGCGAGCCTGCTGGTGAAGGGCGAGCCACTACCGGTGCAGGTGGTGGTCGAGGTCGACGCCAACGGTTGGGCAGCTGCAGCGACGACGGCGCAGGCCGGCGGGCAGCCGCTGTCGGCATACCGTCAGGGCGTGCGTCTGTACCAGGAGCAGTGACATGGCCGGAGTAACCCTCGAATACAACAGCGCCGAGGTGCTGCAGGCCCTCCAGTCCGCCGTCGACATCCTGCAGAACCCGCAGGCGATGTTCCGCGACATGGGCGAGTACATGCTGATCGCCCTGGATGCTCGCTTCGAGAGTCAGAGTGCACCGGATGGCACGCCATGGCAGCCCCTGTCGCCGTCGTACCAGAAGCGCAAACGCAAGAACCAGGACAAGATCCTGGTGCTCGATGGCTACCTGAAGAACACCCTGCGCTACCAGGTCAGCGACACCGAGCTGGCAGTTGGTTCGAACCGCATCTATGCGGCCATCCACCAGTTCGGTGGCGAGATCCAGGTCGCCGCGCGCAGCCAGCAGGCCTACTTCAACCACGACTCCAAGAGCGGCGAGGTTGGCCCTCGGTTCGTCAACAAGCGCCGGGCCAACTTCTCCCAGTGGGTGACCCTGGGCCCGTACACCATCAAGATCCCGGCGCGTCCCTGGCTCGGTACCAGCTCCCAGGACGACGACGAGCTGCTCGCCATTGCCAACAAACACCTCGAACGGGCTCTTTCCGGCCTTCGCTCCTGAGCGCCTCAGGAAGGCCCCTAAGGGCGTTTCCTGCTGCGGTGGTTCACGCCTGACAGCGATCAACGCGGCTACGGCGTTTATAAATCGACCTGGCTGTGTTCCGGCTCGCCGCCTGAGGTGAGTTTCCCCTGATTCGACGGTCCTGCCCCCCGACGAACGATTTTCGCCCCTTCCAAAATACTCAGCTCCTTCCAGGCGCCACTGTGGCGCCATGAACAAACAACGCCTTACCGCCGCCATCGCTCTCGCTGCCTGCAGCTTCGAACTGCAAGCGCCTGCTGAGGGCAACGTCATCACCCTGCAGGTGACTCCTGCAGGGCGGTTCCTGCCGCGTGACGGCCGAGAGCTGAAGGTCCCTGGCTGGAACATCAACGCGGCGATCGCCTCGGCGGTGGTGCAGCGCTTCCAGCAGAAGAAGACCCCGCCGGTGGTCGACTACGAACACCAGACCCTATGGAAGGAGGAGAACGGCCAGCCCGCTCCGGCCGCAGGCTTCTTCCGCTCCCTGGAGTGGCGCGAGGGCGAGGGGCTGTTCGCCCAGGTCGAGCTGACCGCCCGTGCCAAGCAGTACATCGCCGAGGGCGAGTACCGCTACTTCAGCCCCGTCTTTCAGTTCCACCCGGTGACGGGCGACGTCCTGGACCTCCAGATGGGGGCCTTCACCAACAACCCCGCAATCGACGGCATGCAGGCCATGAGCGAGCGCGCCGCCGCCACCTTCCAACTGACCATCGACCCGCTCCCCGAGGAATCACTCGTGAACCCACTTCTCCAAGCGGTGCTTGCCGCGCTCGGCCTGGCCGAGACCACCACCGAAGAGCAGGCCGTCGCCGCGCTCTCCGCCCACACCACCGACCTGGCCGCTTTCCGAAAGGAACTGGGCCTCCCCGAGACGGCCGCCTGCAGCGCTATGGTTGCCAGCTGTACCGGCCTGAAGGCCAAGGCCGCCAGCGTCGACCCGGCAGCTCATGTCCCCATTTCGGTCGTGAAGGACCTGCAGGGCGAGATCGCGGTCCTGACTGCCCGCCTGGGTGAACGCGACCAGAAGGACCTGGACGCCGAGATCAGGGCCGCCCTGGACGATGGTCGCCTGCCCACCTCCATGGAGGCCTGGGCCCGTGACCTCGGCAAGGCCAACCGCGCGTCGCTCACCTCTTACCTGGACACGGTCAAGCCTCTCGCTGGCCTGAGGGGTTCCCAGACGGGTGGCGAGCCGCCGGTCAAGGACGAGAAGACCGGCCTGACGGAAAACGAGCTGGCGGTCTGCTCGGCGATGAACCTCACCCCCGAGGCCTTCAAGGCCGCCAAGGAGAAATAGCCATCATGGCCCTGACCAAAGATCGCAACACCTCGCGGCGTGACGGAGTGCAATACAGCGACCCGCTCGCCGCCAACGCCCGGATCTACGCCGGCTCCATCGTCTGCCTCGACGCTTCGGGCAATGCCGTTCCCGGATCGACCGCGACGACCCTCAAGGTGCGCGGCCTTGCCCAGGAGCAGATCGACAACACCGGCGGCGCCGCCGGTGCCAAGCGCATCGAGACGCGCCGGGGTGTCTTCCAACTGGCCAACAGCGCGTCGACCGACCAGATCACTCGGGCCGAGATCGGCAGCCAGTGCTACATCGTCGACGACCAGACGGTCGCCAAGACCTCCGCCACCAACACCCGCTCGGTTGCCGGTGTCGTCCGCGATGTGGACGACGGCGGTGTCTGGGTCGAGATCTAAGGAGCAGAACCCAGATGATCATCAACCAAACCAACCTGCGTGACCTCTTCACCGGTTACCACGCTGCGTTCCAGAACGCATTCGCCGGCGTGCAGCCGGACTTCAACGACTTCGTGATGACGGTGCCCTCCAAAAGCTCGGTCGAGCAGTACGGCTGGCTGGGCAACTCCACTGCCTTCCGCGAATGGCTCGGCGACCGCGTGATTCAAAACCTCGCTGTGCACGACTACAGCATCAAGAACCTGCCCTTCGAGAACACCGTGGGCGTTCCCCGCGAAGCCATTGAAGACGACAGCTACGGCCTTTTCGGCCCCCTGATGGGCCAACTGGGCCAGGACGCAGCGAATCATCCGGGCGAACTCGTCTATGCGTTGCTGAAGGCCGGTTTCACCAAGACCTGCTACGACGGCCAGTACTTCTTCGATACCGACCACCCGGTAACGAACAAGGCCGGGGTCGAGACCTCGAAGAGCAACTTCCAGGGCGGCAGTGGTAAGCCGTGGTTCCTCCTGGATAAATCGCGCGTCCTGAAGGCGCTGATCCTGCAGAAGCGCAAGGACTACAACTTCGTGACGATGGCCAGTGAGACGGACGAGAACGTCTTCATGCGCAAGGAGTTCGTTTACGGCGTCGACGCTCGCCTGAACGTCGGCTATGGCCTCTGGCAACTGGCCTTCGCCTCCAAGGAAGACATCGACGGCAACAGCTTCAACGACGCGTTTGCTCAGATGTCGAGCATGACCGGCGACCGCGACAAGATCCTGGGGGTCCGACCGGGACTCCTGCTCTGCGGGCCAAGCCAACGCGCCCAGGCGCTGGAAGTCGTCAAGGCCGCCGTCAGCGCCAATGGTGCTACCAACATCAACCGTGACGCGGTGGACGTTCTCGTCACCCCGTGGCTGGCCTGACGGGGGGGCTCACCATGCCGAGAAAAAACTCAACTGCAGGTAAGGGTGCCCCCAAGGCGCCCACTGCGACCGCCGAACAGCAGGCCACCCTGCCGGCGGGTGCACTTGGTGCTGCAGCTGCCTCGCTGGAAAGCAGCACGTCACTGACCCTGCCGGCAGCACCGGAGCTGCTCAACGCCGCAGCGCTGGGCGACAGCCCGACAGGTGATGCCCCGGTGCTGGCTCCGCCCATGCTCGATGGCGCAGCGCCGCCGCCTGGCTCCTCTCCCGAACTGCCCGACAAGGGCGAGGTGGCCCTCGATACCGCCACCCTGGGCGATGCTCTGCCCAGGGAGTCCGAAGGTCCGGGCGTCGTTGCCGGGACCGCCGACACGGCGCCTGGCGCTGCATCGCAGCAGGTGGCCGGCGCCGATCGTCACGAGCCTGAGGAGATTGAGGCGCTGTTCATTCGTGCCGTACCCGAGCAGGGCTGGCGTCGTTGCGGGCAGCGCTTCACCCGCGAGGGCCATGGCATCGCGCTGTCGCTACTCAGCGAGGCCGACGTCGATGCGCTGTGCAACGACCCCAACTTGCTCGTCGAGTACTGCACGATCCCGACCGAGGAGCAGCACTGACCATGGACTACATCACCCTCGACCACCTGGCCGAGCGTCCTGGTGCACGGGAGCTGGCCCAGGTGGCCACCGCCCAACACCTGCCCATCGTCGATTTCGCGCTGATGGATGCATCCCTGCGCGGCGGCGATCGCAGCGCCTGGACGCCCGAGCAGGTGGCGGGGGCTGATCTGGTCCTGGAACGAATCACCGAGGCCATGAACGAGGCCGAGAGCATCGTCAACGGCTACCTCCGGCGGCGGGGCTACGACCTCCCGTTGAGCCCTGTTCCCGGCCTGGTCACCGGCTGGGTGCGCGATATCGGCCGCTACCTGCTGCACAAGGACCGCATTTCCGACGAGTCGAAGGACCCGATCGCCCGCAGCTACCGGGACGCCAAGAAGTTCCTGGAGCAGGTGGTCAACGGCACCTTCAGCCTCGGCGCGGAAGACCCCATCGCCACCAACCCGGCCCAGGCCGACGTGCGCTTCGAAGCCGACGAGAACGTCTTCAGCCGCCAACAGATGAGGAACTTCCGGTGAGCAACGCGCCGTTCGACCACCGCCAGGTCATCGAGCTGCTGAAGGTCGCCGTGCCATCGCTTCGGGATCTCGGAACGGCGGCTGACTTCCAGGCTATCAAGCGTCTGGGTGACTTCCCGACTCCAGCGGCCTACGTGCTGCTGGCCGAGGAGGCCGGTGAGCCCAAGTCCACTGGCAACAGTTCCGGCCCCGTGCGCCAGAAGGTCGGTGCGCTGTTCGGCGTCGTGATCGCCGTTCGCAGCTACCGCTACGAGCAGCTCGCCGATGTGACCGATGACCTCCATTCCATCCTGGGCCAGGTGCGCGGTGCGCTAATCGGCTGGACGCCCGACCTGCCCCTGGCCCGTGGCACCCAGTTCGTGACCGGCAAGGTCCTGGATTCCGACGACACCACGCTCCTCTGGGGCGAGATCTACGCAACCCAACACTCCATCGGGAGAAACCAATGAGTACCAAGCAAGCTGATGCTGCAGCTGCTGTGCAGCGCGAGAAGGTCAAGCTGATTGCCGAGCACACCCATGGCGGCACGAAGCACCCGGTGGGTGCCGAGATCGAGGTCACCGCCATCGAAAAAGAATGGCTGATCCGCCACGAACGCATTGCGGGGCCGGATGCCAAGACCTCCGCCGCCGCCCCGGTGAAGGAGTAACACCCTCATGTCCCTGATTTCCCTCCAAGGCAAGATCTGGCTCGCTGAGCGCAACTCCCTGGGCAAGGCTGTGAAGCAGGCCTGGGTCGGTAATGCCCCCACCTGCGAGCTGCAGCTCAACACCGACACCACCAACAAGACTGAGTCGTTCTCAGGCAACCGCCTGCAGTACGGCTCGCTCGATCGCGGCAAGACCGCCACGCTCAACCTCACCCTGGACGAGTGGCTGCTGCCCAACCTGGTACTCGGGCTCTATGCCAAGCAGATCGCCATTGCGGGCGCGACCGTATCCGGCGAGGCCCTGCCTTCGCCGATTGCTGTGGGCGATGTGTTCCGCCTCGACAACCCCTTCATCGACGACCTGGTGCTGTCGAAGACCGGCGGGCCGCTGGTACTGGGCACGGACTACGAGATCGAATCGCCCAATGCGGCACTGGTGAAGTTCCTCACCGCTCAGGCCACGGCAGTGACCGCTGCCTACGAGTACCATTCTGCTGTCGCGCTGACCATGTTCACCCAGCGCCCGCCGGAGCGTTGGCTGATGCTGGACGGCATCGACACCGAAACGGGTAAGTCGGTCCTGATCGACCTGTTCCGCTGCAAGTTCAACCCGGTCGGCTCCCTCGCCGTGATCCACGAGGAGTACGGCAACCTGCCGCTGACCGGCTCGGTGCTGTATGACCCGCTGAACGCCGGTGACGAGCAGCTCGGTGGCTACGGTCGCTACATCGAGAAGGCTGCCTGACCATGGCTGAGCGCGTTGGCGGCAAGAAGCGCGAAGCCAAGTCGCCCGCGAACGCTGACCTGGAGGTCCTCAAGCCGGACCGCCAGTTCAGCCTCGCGGGGCGCGACCTGGAGATGCGTGAGTACGGGTTCTTCGAGTCGTTGCCGCTTCTACCGCTCCTGGAGCCGATCCTGGTCGACCTGGAAGAACAGGCCAAGGCTGGTGCGCCGTGGCCTGGTCCCGAAGCGGTGCCGTCGTTTCTCGGCAATCACGCCAAGGTCCTGGTCCACCTGATCGCGGCGGCCGCCTCGGTTGAACTGGACTGGATGGCGACTCTGTCGGGTGACGATGGCTATGAGCTGACCTGGACGTGGTGGATCGTCAACGGCCCTTTCTGCAAGCGCTGCGCCGAGAAACGCTTGGTGACAGCGCAGGTACTCGAAGAGCGCGCCAGGCAGCTGACGGCCGCTGGTCAGACGCCATAGAAACACTCGTCCACGCAGGCTATGGCTCGATCGCCGATATCGGTCGCATGACCCGCCGGCAGATCCTGTTGCAGTGCGAGGCGGTTGAGCGGCGACGGCGCCGTGAGCGAGCCGAGCTTTTGATTGACAACAACCTCGCCTATATCGGAGGGGAAGATGCGGAGGCGCATCTCAAAAAGCTACTTAATTAGGATCATTGTCACTGGAGGTTCTTTGGCTGGCTGCTTGGTTAGCAAGGGCTCTGTGGAGTGAGGCTTTGAGCTCTTCGACCCGTTGTGCTTTGCGTTGAGCCTCAACTGCCGTTGCAGGCCGACGGCCGAACTGATCCTGATAGTGAACGTGGCCATCCTTGAACGTAATGTACGTCTCTCCACCAAAATGAAAGAGCTCACTTTGTGGTGGCATCAGGAAGTGTCCGATGCTGCTCCAAAGGGTGCTTTTCAGATGGCGCTCCGGGAAGAGATCAGCCTCGGATCGCCCGGCAATGTAGCGAAGGGCGCGTGCCTTGATGATGAAATTGACTTCCAAGACCTGCTTTGGGGTTAACACGCGCTTCCGTATGCACTGGTCCCAACGGATAAATCCATTGTCGAATAGGCGTGCATTTGTGCGAGGTTTACGTGCTTTGCTAGGGCCCGGCTTATTCGCCCACTCTAAATGTGTAAGGATGAACAGGTGCTCTTTATCGAAGGGAAACAGCGTTTGCGTTCCCATCCAGTGCTGGTGTGGGTCCGCCCCTAACGGAACTTGTTTGTCCATCGGGAAGACGTACCGGTTGTAAAAGGTCACAGGATGATCGGAGAAGATAAAACCTGGCCCATTCTGCGGAGCACGGACAATTTCCAGTACCCCTTCCGCCCACATAAGACAGTGCATCTTGCGCAAGCGCTGCATCAGTATTAAAGCGGTGTTTTGATCCTTAACCCCCATCCTTGGCCAACGCAGCATCCCTTTGGGTGTTCTCAGACAAAGAGCATCCATGAACTCGAAAACATCTGCGTATGTTCGAGACACCGTCCCCCAGTCTTGATCTCGATAGGCCGTGATCGCCGTCTTCCCGTTTTGGTCCAGCGGCCCAAACAGCAATTTTTCAATATCGTCGTTGGCTTCACCAAAGTAGCGGGTCGTGTACAGCTCCGACTCGAAGAACCAAGCGTTTGGCCCTTTATCCAGAATCGAGCGGCCGAGATGTGTGCGTCCATCTCGGCCTTGAAAGCTAGGAGGAGCTAGATCGAGGATTTTGAAAGACGTAGCTCCATGGTCTAGGAATCCTTTTTGGTACCACTGGGGGACATAGTGGTGCCGAAACGACGGCTGCTTTGGCATAGAGAGTTCCTTACTCGGTCCGCTAGTTCTACAGCTTCTTTTCGCTTCTTCCAAAATACACCTAGCCGTCACAGCCGCACCATTGGGTTTCCCTCCGATGTGTGAATACCCATGGCTGCCAAAGACCTAGAGCTCGCTCTCCGCCTACGCGCTGACCTGAAGGACGGCCAGGCCGCCGTCGACGCGCTGGGCAGCGCTATCAGCAACGTCGGCGACAAGGCTGAGCAAGCCAACCGTGACCTGCAGAAGGTCGGTACCACTGGCGCCGTCGACCAGGCCCAGGCGGCCGTCGACAAGCTCGGCCAGACCCTAGACAAGACCGGGGATCAAGCCACCAACGCATCGCGCAAAATCAGCCAGGTCGGCGAGACCGCCGAGCAGCAAGCCGCCCGTATCAAGGCCGTTGTAGCCGCCAGCCTGCAGCAGCAGTCCGCCCAAGACGCTGTCGCAGCCAGCGCGCAGCGCCTCGCCAGCGCCGTAACTGCAGGCAACTCCAGCTGGCAGGCCAATGCGCGGGCGCAGACTGACGCCATGAACGCCTACAGCAACGCCGAGCGCACTCGGCTTGCCCAGGTCGCCGCCGAGCAGAAGGCGGCGGAAGCGGCCGCCAAGGCAACAGTTGAGCAGCAGCGACAGGCGCGCGCGCTGCAGCAGTTGCTTGGGCAGGTCGACAGCACCGAGCGCGCCCTGAGCAAGCTCGACGAACAGGAGCGCCAGCTCACCGAACACATGCGTGCCGGCCGCCTGCAGGCAGACCAGTACGCCGCGTCCATGGAGAAGATCCGCTCTCGCCGGGATGCGCTGCAGGGCGTGGAGACCCAGGCCAAGGGGGCGAATACCGCCATGACCAGCCTGGCGGCCACAGCTCGCCGCCTGCAGGGGCTCCTAGTCGTCGGGGTTGGTGGCTACGGGGTCACCTCGGCAACCCGGGCTGTGGTGAACACCAACCTGGAGTGGCAGCAGGCGCTCTACACCATGGAGGCCGCCACGGGTAGCGCGGCCAAGGCGCGTCAGGAGCTGGAGTACGTCCGCGAGGTGTCCGAGCGCCTCGGCCTGGAGCTGCTGAGCACGAGCCAGTCCTATGCCAGGTTGGTGGCGGCCGCGAAAGAGACGCCCGAGCTGGGCAAATCGCTGCAGACCGTGTTCGAGGGCGTCTCCTCAGCAACGACCGCGCTGCACCTGACCCGCGAGCAAACCAACGGCATCCTCCTCGCCCTGGAGCAGATGGTCAGCAAGGGCAAGGTGCAGACCCAGGAACTGGTGCTCCAGCTCGGCCAGCGAGTACCTGGTGCATTCGGCCTGGCCGCCAAGGCCCTGGGCACCAACACCCAGCAGCTGAGCCAGTGGCTGGAGAAGGGCATGATCCCGGCGGCCGAGTTCCTGCCGCGCTTCGGCGCCGCCCTGCAGGAAGCCTATGGCCCTGCCGCCCAGCAGGCCGCCGGCGGACTCAACGCCGAGCTGAACCGCCTGCAAAACGCTTTCACGGAGCTGAAGGTCCAGGCCGGTGAGTCGGGCTTCATCGACTCCTACACCAACGCCGTGAAGTCGCTGCGCGATGTGCTGAAGGACCCGAACGTCGTCCAGGGGCTCAACCTGCTGATCCAGGGCATGGGTAAGACCGCCGAGTGGGCCGCCAAGGGCGCCAGTGGCGTCGCGGGGTTCAGCGGCTGGGTTGGCGAGGAGTTCGGTGCCCGCACCAATGGCCCGTCCGGCGACGACGCGGTACGTCTAGAGGACTCCATCGAGCGGGAGAGCAAGAATTTTGCCCGCTTCCAGGCGCTGCTCGATGAGGCCTACGCCAAGGGCGATGACAAGGCCGCCCAGCGCTACGAGAACGCGCTTTCCGAGACCCAGGCCAACCTGGACAAGTGGCAGCAGCAGCTGCAGGAGTTCTATTCCAAGTCGGCTCCGCCCCTGGTCGTCACCCAAGGAAAAGAACCGGCAACCACCGCACCCGAGCCGTTCAAGCCTGCAGGCGGCACGGACAAGGCTGCTGCGCGTGCGGCCAAGCAGAACGAGGACTGGGTCAAGCAGCTGGAGAAGGAGGCCGCCACCTATGGCGGCACCAAGGCTGCCCGCCGCGAGTACGAGCTGGAAGAGCGCAACCTGACCGGAGCGCTGAAGGAGCGCGCAGAGGCGGCCTGGTCGATGCTCGATGCCGCCGAAAAGCAGAAAAAGGCAGACGAGCAGGCCAAGAAGGACACCAAGCTCTTGGCCCAGCTGCAGCTCGACTACCTCAAGGCCACCGGCCAGAACATCGACGCCGCCGGCGCCGAGATCGAGAAGAAGTACGGCGCCCTGCAGAAGCGCCTGCAGGCGGCCGGTAATACCGAAGGCGCCGGCCTGGTCGGCAAGCTGATGGGCATCGAGCAGGCCAAAGCCCAGCTCAACGACCTGGAACAGTCGATCGAGCGGATCTTCGCCGAGCAGTCGCGTCGCGAGCAGTCGATCAGCACCCAGCAGGAGGCAGGCCTCACCAGCGAGATCGGCGCACGCCAGCAGATCCTAGATCTGAACCGTGCCACCGCCGACCAGGTCGCCGCGCTGCTGCCGAAGATGCGCGAGCTGGCCAATGCGACTGGCGATCCGCAGGCGCTCGATCGGTTGAAGGACCTTGAATCGCGGCTGTCCAACCTGCGCACTGTCGCCAACGAGTTCTCCAACGCCCTCAAGGCGGGCTTCGAGTCTGGCATTCAGGGTGCGCTGAAGGGCCTTGCAGACGGAACCATGAACCTGCAGGACGCGGCGCTCTCTTTCCTCAGCAGCATCGGCAGCGCCATGGCGGATCTGGCGAGCCAGAAGTTGGCGGCGCAGGCCACGGAAGCACTTTCTGGGCTTTTCAGTTCGGGGGCTGATACTGCAGCGGAGACGGCGAACGCAACAGCTACTGCGGCAGCCATTTCCACAGCCAGCGCGACGGGCGCTACTGCTATGGGGGCCGGCATCACCTCGGCCGGCGCTGCCGCCTCCGCCGGCATGGCTGCCAGCATCACCTCCGCCGGCGCTGCGGCCGCATCCTCAATGGCGGCGGCAATTGCGGCTGCGGGAGCAACCAGCTCGGCTGGGAATGTCGTTTCTTCTGCTGCATCGGTTGCCGTGGCAGGAGCGGCTACCGGCGGCCAGATTCTTGGCCCTGGTACTGGCACTTCCGACAGCATCCCCCTGTGGCTCTCCAACAAGGAGTTCGTCACCCGCGCTGCCGTCGTCAATCAGCCCGGGATGCTCCCGTTCCTGCACGACCTCAATGCTCGTGGGATGTCCGCCCTGGACGACTATGCACGCCGCGTCCGCCATGCCACCGGCGGCCTGGCCGGCGTCCCCGCACCTGCGATGCCCGCACCGATCATGCCGGGCCAGCGCCTGGCCGAGCCGGCGGCCAGCATGAGCGCCACGCTGAAGAACAGCCAAAACTTCTACCTGGTCGACGACCCGCAGCGCATCGCCGATGTGATGTCCGGCCCGGCCGGGCGCGAGTCCCTGGTCATCGCCATGAGCCGCGAGCCCGCCAAGTTCCGCTCCATCCTGGGAATCAACAGCTGATGCCACACACCATAGGTTTCGTCGACAACTCGGGCGGAGTACTCGCCCACTACAAAATGCTGGAGGTCATCCGCGACTTCGGCGCTGCCAACGGCTGGCAGGTGTTGCGCTACGACACCGTCTCGGCCGATCGCCAGCTGATCCTCAAGGGCTCGGGATACACCGACGAGGAGGAGATCTTCGTGGGCTTCAGGACCTACCAGTCCGAGCCTGCTGACGTCTACAACCTGCTCGCGGGTGTGTTCACCGGCTACGTCGCCGGCAACACCTTCGATAGCCAACCCGGGGCGCGCCTGTCTGGTGTGCCGGCGCACAACAACCGTATCGATTACTGGTTGACCCTCAACCCGCAACGCATCGCCCTGGCGATGAAGGTGGGTACGCCGGTGTACGAGAGCTGCTACGTGGGCAAGTGCCTGCCGTATGGCAGACCGAGCCAGTATCCGTACCCGGTTGTCTGCAGCGGGATGCTTGAAGGCGCTGCACTCATTCGGTTTAGCGACAGCTCACAGAGTCACCGCCTTGGTTACAAGGGCAACTCGCCACGCCTCGGTCTGCGTACCAATGACCAGTGGCGCAACGTGCACTGCCACCCATGGAGCAATGATTCGATCGCTGGAGCTACGCAGCTACGCGATACCGGTGGCATCTACCAACTGCTGCAGGTCGAGATGCACGACGCCACCGCGAACCTCTGGGGTGCTCTGGAGGGGATCTACTACATCAGCGGTTTCAACAATGCGGTCGAGAACACCCTGACCGTGGACGGTGCGCAGTACGTCGTGATCCAGGATGTCGCCCGCAACGGCTTCGCCGACTACTACGCACTGAGGATGGATGACTGATGGCCTACTACAGCGGTTCGGCAAACGACATGAGCGCAGTGCGTGCTGCCCTGATTTCGGCCTGTTCCAGCGAAGGATGGAGCTGGAACGGATCAACCGAAGTACTCAGCAAAAGCACGCTGTTCGTGAGGCTGCAGATAGTGAGCGGCTTTCTCACTTTGCTAGGCCGTACTAGCGCTGCAGCTGGAGACGCTCCCAGCGTTGTCCGCATGGGCCCAATGGGGGAGATGGCCATTACCTGGCCGGTCCAGTACCAGCTCTTCGTCTTCGACCTGGAGATCTACTGCGTTATCAAGTTCAACGTGGACGTCCACCTGTGGTGTGCATTTGGCAAGTCCTCGGTTGCAGGTTTGCCTGGCACCGGAATGTGGGTTGCCGCATCGGTTCATGCCGTGAACAACGACTATCCAGACATGTCTCCTGAGCGCAGCCCCATGTCGTTCTCATTCGGCGGGTGCTGTGGGATCTTCTGGAGAACCAACGGCGGAGGAGCAACTGACGGCGAGTCGTGGGTGCACTCAGATTTTGACAGCCAGGGTTGGTTGATGGCGCTGTCGACGGGGGGCAGCAACATAGGAGTCAGATCGCTATCGCCTCTTCTATCCGTACTGCCCAGCAGTTGGAACAGCGAAGCCGTGCTGCTGCCCATTCGCGCCTATAAGGTGCGGCCGTCGAACAAGCTCAGCCTCACGGTCGACCTGGTCAATGCGCGGTACACCCGGATTGACAACTATGAGCCGGGTGAGGTGATCCAGCTTGGCGACGAGCGATGGATGGTTTTGCCATTTCTCCGAAAGAACAGCGCGGAGCGGGATGGTGGCGTCACTGTCAGCCATACCGGAACACTGGGTTGGGCAATCCGCTATGAGGGGCCATAACCATGGCCACACTCACTGCTCAGCATGTGCAGCACACTGCTGGCGACCTTCCGAACGCCCATCTAACTGTCGAGCACTGGAAATTCTCCTGGCTCAACCAGTTCGAGCCGTCTCCGTATGCATCGGAAACCTCGCGCGCCGGCCAAGCGCCGCGATCCACCCATTGGCCTGTGGAGGCAAATGGCCGGGAGATCGAGGCACATCAGCTCGGCGCCTGGCTTGACGACTACTACTTCCGTATCCATATCAACCCGCAGCGCCTCGATCTCGGCAACGTCGTTTCGGACCAGTCCACCGACCTGTTCGTCTGGAACGCCTGGCTTGAGCCTCGCACGCTCAACTCGATCACCGGTACTGACGAAGGGGTGCTGGTCACTGGCCAGCCTGCGCCTCCGCTGCTCGTCCCCGCGTTGAGCGAGCGTCTGTGGAAGCTGACGGTAACCCCTCTAGGCCAGCCGACTCTTGATACGGTGATTCGATGGAACTTCGCGGGCGGTGAGAGCGTAGGCATACGCGTCACCGCGAATCGCATCATCGGCTGGACGTTCGCGCCCGACTGGGCCGACGGTGTTATCGAGCGACTCTCGGCCTCAACCGACATTCTGCAGAGTGAGTCCGCTGCTGAGCAGCGTCGCGCGCTGCGTCAGGCGCCTAGGCGTGAGTTCGAGGCCCCCATGTATGTCGAGGGGCGTGAGCGGCAGTTGCTCGACCTGGTGCTGCACGGATGGAGCGCCCGCACCTGGGCGCTTCCTCTCTGGCACGAGATCCAGCTGCTCCGCACAGCAGTACCTGGTGGCACCCTATTCGTACCGTGCGACACCGCCTTTCTCGATTTCCATGCCGGCGGGCTGGCCATGCTGCGGGGTGAGTCTGCGTTCACCAGTGAAACCGTCGCGATTGAGCAGGTCCTGGAGAACGGCCTGCAGCTGGCTCGCGTTACACAGCTGGAATGGCCTGCAGGAACCCGTCTCTATCCGGTGCGCAGCGCCCAGCTTGTCGAAGAACCGTCCCTGACGCGCCTCACCGACATGGCCATCTCGGCCGATGTTCGCTTCCTGGTGGTTGAGCCATGCGACTGGCCGGCGGTGATGCCCAGCACTCTATACCGAGGGCGCCCGGTCTATGAGTCCAGGCCCGACGAGAGTGAAGACCTCACCCGCAAGCTGTCGCGCCTGCTCCTGACTCTGGACAACGGTTCCGCGATTCCGCTGTACACCGACACCGCCGATCGGGCCCTGGCCGTCGTTAGCCATCGCTGGATCGATCTCGGCAGGGAGGCGCGTGCTGTCGTGCGTTCGTTCATCTATGCGATGAATGGCCGGCAGAAGGCGGTCTGGGTACCGACCCACGCCGACGACCTCACGCTGGCAAGCCCCGCCACCCCGGTCAGTACCACGATCGACGTTCTGAGCTGTGGGTACACCCGATTTGCCAGCGCCAAGCCTGGCCGCCGGGATATACGCATAGAACTCCGCGACGGCACCGTCGTTCATCGGCGCATTACCGGCAGCATTGAACTGAGCCCAGAGATCGAGCGGCTCGCCCTCGACAGCAGCCTGGGCCGCCAGGTCCTGCCGGATGACGTCGACCGGATCAGTTGGCTCGGCCTGTTCCGCTTCGATAGCGACATCCAGGAGATCGAGCACCAGACCGACAGCGAAGGCATCGGCTCCTGGTCGACCGTTTTCCGGGAGGTGCCTGATGAGTCATGACAGCCGCGAGCGCTCGATCGCAAATGGCAGCCCGATCCGCCTCTACAAGTTCAAGCGGGGCGTCATCGTCTGGCTGTACGCCAGCGGCGATCGCAACATCACCCTGGGTGCCGAGATCTACCGCACGCTGCGTGGCGGTATCACGGATGACGGCGTACGGCGCACCGGAGAGGTCACCGCTGATCGCTTGAAGGTCACCGCGCCGGCCGACCTCGAGGTCGCTGCGCTCTACCGTGGTGTGCCGCCCAGCACCGAGATCGAGCTGGTGATCTACGACCACCATTTTGGCGAGACCACCGCCCAGGTCGCCTGGAGTGGATCGATCGAGACAGTACGGTGGCCACAGCTCGATCGCTGTGAGATCAGCTGCCAGACCCTGCTGGCCACCCTGGACGTGCCCGGCCTTCGTCTCACCTGGGAGCGCAACTGCGGTGCTGCGCTGTTCGATCGCAGATGCAAGCTCAACCGAGACCTGTGGCGCGTCGAGATGACGATCCAGTCCATGACCGGCGCCACCGTGAGCAGCGGTGCAGCAGAGGCCTTCCCGAATGGCTGGTTTGACGGGGGCTTCATCGAGTGGCCGATCGGCGCCGGAGAGTACGAGCGCCGATCCATTGAGCACCATGTCGGAAGTGTGCTGAGCGTGATGGGTGGCACCTCGGGCATCCCGCTCGGCTCCGTGCGTGTGTACCCGGGCTGCGATCGCACCGTGGCGACGTGCGTGGCCAAGTTCGATAACCGGCTCAATTTCAGGGGCGATCCGAACCTGATGGGCACAAACCCCTTCAACGGCAACCCGGTGTTCTGATATGCCATGGCCGCAAATCATCATGCTGGTGGCCAGCTTCGCCATCAGCTACCTCAATCGCCCGAAGGCCACCTCGCCGCGCCCTGCAGCGTTCGAGGACTTCGATTTCCCAATGGCCGAGGTCGGTACCGCCCAGTACGTCATTTTCGGCGACGTCTGGATTCCCGACTGGATGGTCCTCACCTACGGCAATTACCGCACAACGAAGATCAAGACCAAGGGCGGAAAGAAGTCGATTGGTGGGTGGGTGCCAGGCCTGGCACCGGGCACCACCAACCCGATCGAGGCGAAGTGGAAGGCGCCGTGGGACCCGGTGGGCGACAAACTGACCGAGTGGGACCCGACCCTGCCTGAAGAACCGGACGACAACGGCCTCGGTACTGGCACTGTGGGGGGCGCCACATGGATTCCCCAGTGATCAGGGCCTGGCCGCGTCACCTTCATGAACTCGGGCAGTGCGCGCGGGGCGCTCGGTCCATCGCGGTAACCCTGAACCTCGATTACAGCCGCTTCGTTCATGAGGGCATGCCTGTGGAGGAGTTGCGCGCCACGGGCAACGCCTTTGCCATCGCACTAGCAGATCACGCAGAGAAGGACGCCGCCAATGGGCATGGGTAACAAGCCGCAGACGATCGGCTATCGGTATTTCATGGGCATCCACATGGGTCTTTGCCGTGGGCCCATCAATGAGCTGCGCGAGATCCGTGTCGGCGATCGCACCGCCTGGAAGGGTTCTGCAGTCGGCCAAGCGCGCTGGCAGATCACCGCCAGCTCGCTGTTTGGTGGTGATGAGGGTGAGGGCGGCATATACGGCACCATCGACATGATGCTCGGTACCGAGATCCAACCGGTGAACCCTCGCGTCCAGAGGATGCTGGGCAGTGCGTTGGTGCCGGCGTTCCGTGGGATCACCACGCTCTTCTTCGACGGCCTCATCGGCTCGATGAACCCGTATCCCAAGTCCTGGAAGTTTCGCGCACGCCGCGTCACCTCCGGTTGGGACGACGATATCGTCTGGTATCCCGAGAAGTCGACGATCTGGCAGGGCGACAACACCATCAGCGGCATGAACCCGGCCCACATCATCTATGAGGCCTTCACGAACCGGGACTGGGGCCGTGGTCGCGCGACTGCTCGCATTCACGATGCGTCATTTCGGGCGGCGGCTGATCAGCTCTTCAGCGAGGGTTTTGGCTTGTGCATCTGCTGGCGGCGCCAGGATGGCCTGGGTACGTTGGTCAAGAGCGTGATCGACCACATCGGCGCGGTGCTGATCGATGACCTGGTCACCGGCCAGGTGTCGCTCCATCTGATCCGAAACGACTATGTGGTCGCTGACCTGCCTCTGTTCGACGAGAACACGGGGCTGCTTGGCATCGACGATGACGACGCGGCCGATGGCTCGATGGCCACCAACGAGGTCGTGGTCAAGTTCCGCAACATGATGAACGACGGCGCGGACGACCAGGTGCGTGTGCAGAACAACGCCGGCATCCAGTCCGTGGGTGTGGTGCTGTCTGAAACCGTCGACTACCCGCATGTTCCGACCAGCGGCCTGGCTGGCCGGCTGGCCCAGCGTGATCTGGCCGCCAAGTCCGCCGCCGCACGGCGCTTCAAGGTGCGCCTCGACCGCCGTGGCGCCGGCATCCTGCCAGGTAGCGTGTTTCGGGTTCGCTCGCTCAAGCGTGGTTACCAGCAGCTCGTGCTCCGCGCCGGCCAATGCGACTACGGCACCCCAGACGCGGGCACCGTTACCATCACCTGCGTGGTCGATGTCTACGGCCTGCCTGATACGGCCTACGTTGCACCTCAGCTACCCACCGTCAAACCGCCTACCAACGACCCCTTGCCAGCCACCGTACGCCGCATCTTCGAGATCCCATATCGCGACCTTGCGCGCTACCTGGACCCTGCGCAGCTGGCGCAGGTCACCGATACCTCATGCGCAATCGGTGTGATTGCCAGGCGGCCCAGCGCGGCCGCACTGGGCTATACGCTGCTGACGCGCGTTGGAAGCGCTGGCTTTGCTGGTGTGGATGCCGGCGACTGGTGCCCGACTGCCCAACTCGCCGTTGGGCTGGATCGACTGACGACCAGCACCCGCATCACCTACGGCACCGACGTATCGACCGTGCAGGCCGGTGACCCGGCCCTGGTTGGCGATGAGATCGTCCGCGTTGTCAGCCTCAACATCGACACGGGCGACCTGGTCATTGCGCGCGGTTGCTCGGACACCGTTCCAACGACGCATGCGGCGGGTGATCGCATCTGGTTCTATGGAAGCGACACAGCGGTCGACCCAGTCGACTATGCGCCGGGAGTGGTGGTCCAAGCCAAGGTGCAGAGCCGCACTTCCACTGGCCTCCTGGATATGAACCTGGCGCCGACCGACAGCCATACCAACGTGCGCCGGCAAGCGAAGCCGTTTCCACCTGGTCAGTTCAAGATCGGAGGTGCGTGGTACCCAGCAACCGCTAGCGGCAGTGCTGTCCTGAGCTGGGCACATCGTGACCGGATCAGCCAAGCCGACCAGCTGATCGACACGACGGCGGGGAACATTGGACCAGAGGCGGGTACAACGTACAGCGCGCGTCTGCTTCGGGTTGACACAGGGGTGGTGCTCACCAGTCAGTCCGGTATCACCGGCACGACGGTTACGCTCTCAGCGTCGTACGAGGGGGCGGTGCTGGTCGAGCTGTGGTCGGTGCGCGCAGGCCTGGAAAGCCTGCAGCGTCATCGCCACCAACTGATCCTGCTGCAGCCCGTGCTCGCTCCAACCAATCTCACAGCCACCTACCTGGAGCAATGACGTGGGCGTTCACCTGACGTGGCAGAACAACAGCCTGGGAGACAGCATCAACGTCTACCGCAGCACCAGCAGCATGGATGCGGGCTCGTTGCCCGCGCCGCTGGCCACCATCGATGCGGGCAGTACGGAGTTCGATGACCTCACGGCAGTTGATGGCGAGACCTACTACTACCGTGTCGCACTGCTGCGTGGGACATCGTCTGCAGTCAGTACTGAAACCTCGTTCACGGTTGCGCCTCCGCTGGATCGCTCTACCTGGAACCCAAACGACCGTGGATCCAGTGTTGTGCTGAGCAATGGCAACAAGACCGCGCGGGCATTCCAGATCAACTGCGTGCGGGGCCAGCTGCCGCACAACCAGGGCGTACGCCAGTTCGAGGTGCTGATCGGAGCCAATACGCTGCGCGCAGCCATGCTGGGCGTTGCAACCAGCTCAGCGGCGCTGACGAACTATCCAGGCAGTGGGGCGGGAGGCTGGGCGTACTACTCGTTCGACGGCCACCTCTATGCCGAGGGCGTCGACACCGCATATGGCGCAGCGTTTGTAACTGGAGACGTTGTAGGGGTCGTTGTGGACTTCGACCTGGGGGCCCTGCGGTTCTACCTGAACGGGGTCAATCAGGGTCAGCGAAGCATTCTGGCTGGCCTCACCCTGTTCCCGTTCTTCGGCACTGGTTCGACCTCGTCCTCCACACCGTCTGAAGGAACGCTCAACACTGGCGACCAACCCTTCGCGTACCCAGTAGCGGGTGCGACGGCGTGGGGATAGGCGCTAAAGTTGGAATTCCTTTGCCGCCTGTGAAACTGGCCCACGTTCTGAATATCGCGCGTGGGCAGCTTCAATTTCGCGCGGCGCTACAATTCCGTCAGCTTTGCATCGCCCAGCCGCTGACATCCATGGCCGCCTGGCGCAGCGCTTCGGAGCGCGTCGGGTGCGGGTGGCAGATCAGCGCGATGTCTTCGCTGGAGGCGGAGAACTCCATCGCCACGCAGTACTCGCCGATCATCTCGCTGACGCTGGGGCCGACCAGGTGCACGCCCAGCACTTCGTCGGTGCGCTCGTCCGCCAATACCTTGGCGAAGCCTTCGGTCTCGTGGTTGATCTTGGCGCGGCTGTTGGCGGTGAAGGGGAACTTGCCCACCTTGTAGGCGCGGCCCTCGGCCTTCAGCTGCTCCTCGGTCTTGCCCACGGTGGCCACTTCCGGGCGGGTGTAGATGACGTTGGGGATCACCTCGTAGTTCACCTCGGCCTTGTGCCCGGCGATGCGCTCGATGCAGACGATGGCCTCGTCCTCGGCCTTGTGCGCGAGCATCGGGCCGGAGGTGACGTCGCCGATCACCCAGACGTTGGGCGTGGTGCTCTGGTGCTTCTCGTTGGCGAGCATGCCGCGCTTGTCGACGCTCAGGCCTACGGTTTCCAGGCCCAGGCCCTGGGTGTAGGGACGGCGGCCGATGGCCACCAGCACGTAGTCGGCCTGGATGCTTTCCGCCGCGCCGCCGGCAGCCGGCTCGACGCTGAGTTCGACGCCGTTCTTGCCGCTCTTGGCGCTGGTGACCTTGGAGGCGAGCTTGAACTTCATGCCCTGCTTGGCCAGGGCGCGTTGCAGGGTCTTGCCGGTTTCCACATCCAGCCCGGGGCAGATGCGGTCGAGGTATTCCACCACCGTGACCTCGGCACCCAGGCGGCGCCAGACGGAGCCCAGCTCCAGGCCGATCACGCCGGCACCGATCACCACCAGGTGCTTGGGCACCTCGGGCAGGGACAGGGCGCCGGTGGAGTCGAGGATGCGCTTGTTGTCGATCTCCACGCCCGGCAGCGGGGTGGGCTCGGAGCCGGTGGCGATGACGATGTGCTTGGTCTCCAGCACCTGCTCCTTGCCGTCGGCGCCTTTCACGGCGACGCGGCCCGGGCCGTCGATACGCCCCCAGCCCTTGATCCACTCGGCCTTGTGCTTGCGGAAGAGGAACTCGATGCCCTTGGTCAGGGCGCTCACGCTGTCGGCCTTCTGCTTCATCATCTGGCCGAGGTTGAGCGTGGGCTTGACCTCGATGCCGAGCAGTTCGAATTCCTTGCCGCTGGCCGCTTCATAGAGTTCGGAGGCGTGCAGTAACGCCTTGGACGGCATGCAGCCGACGTTGAGGCAGGTGCCGCCCAGGGTCTCGCGGCCTTCCACGCAGGCCACCTTCAGGCCCAGCTGGCCCGCCCGGATGGCAGCGTTGTAGCCGCCTGGGCCACCGCCGATCACAACCACGTCGTATTGGCTCAT